TCAGCCTACACAAGACGCCAAAGCCGCGATGGAAGTGCGGCAGAGACTCACAGAATTGGGATTTGTCTGGCTCGCCGATTATGGAATAGGTGCTGAATTCGTTTACAGATTTACTCTGCGATATAGAAGTGAAGTTGTTAGTAGTATTGTAGCCGAATCAGAACTTGAGGCGCAGGTGCTTGCAGTCTGCGAGAAGCGCGCCGGCGCTTGGCACGTGCGTAAGGAAATAGCGAAAGGAGAAAGTATGAGTGAATATTGCCCGGTGATTCGCAAATGTGAACACAAATATATTCGCACTGCGCGAATGGCAAAGGCGTTAGAAGCCGCCGAAAAACTGCTTAAGGAAAACCTGCGGCACCCAGACGATATAATGAACCGCTTGACAAAGAGTTTCCCAAAAAGTGAGCCTGACTTGCCGATAAAAGAGGATGACACTTTGTAGAAAGGAGACCACTGATGCCGACTCGCCCAAGAATTATTCGTGTTGACCCGGAGAAACCTTATAATTGCCCGTTCTGTGTGACAAAGAGAGGATACTCTCCGAAATGCAAATTGGGAGAGTGGATAATATACGATTGCTCGCCTGTAACCTGTTCCCGGATTGAGATACGCGTGAAGTTCAAGAAGCGAAAGACAGCAAAGTGACCTGGCGAAATAGTGTTCTCTATTGCCACGTATTGGAGGGCTTGGCGGCGATGCCTGACGAGTGCGTGCAGGTAGTTGTAACCAGTCCTCCATACTGGGGACTCAGGAAGTATGCAGGCGAGCAGGATGTAATTTGGGGCGGGAAGGCAGATTGTGAGCATAAATGGAGCGCTTATAGTATTCCTGATGTCTCTAAAAAGTGGAATACCACTACAGGCAAGGTATATCCAATGCAAGTTCAAGAAAGTCCCGTTGACCGCAAAGCATCCTTTTGCTCTCTCTGCGGCGCGTGGCGGGGCGCATTAGGGCTTGAGCCGACCATAGAGGCTTATGTGGCGCATATCGTAACCATCTTCAGAGAGGTTCGCCGCGTTCTGCGCCGCGATGGAATATGCTTTATCAACTTGGGCGATTCCTATTTTGGCTCTAACTGTGGCTATGGAGACTATCGCAACAAGAACAAGCGAAGCCTGTCAATCCCTGAAATCTATGGCGATGTGAAAAAGCCACAAGCGCGACAAGGGAGACCGAAAGACCTCTGTATGATACCTGCCCGCGTTGCGCTCGCCCTTCAGGCCGCTGGCTGGTATCTTCGTTCCGATATAATTTGGCATAAGCCCAATCCGATGCCGGAATCAGTCACTGACCGCCCGACAAAGTCCTACGACCATATCTTCCTGCTGACGAAGAGCGCGAAATACTTTTGGGACGTGGAAGCGTTGAAAGAGACCGCAGGAACAGCAGGGCAACATTTTCACGCGGATGCGGAAAAAAAGTATAAAGATTCCGAGGCTAAACGGCATTGGCAAAACGGCATCCGCTATCCCACTCGCAATTGCCGCGATGTCTGGACGTTTTCCTCAAAACCATTTTCAGGCGCACATTTCGCAGTTTTCCCGCCTGAACTACCGCGCCGCTGCATACTGGCAGGCTCATCCCACAAGGCTTGCCCGAAGTGCGCCGCGCCATGGAAAAGAATTACAAAAACTGAAATAGGCGAAGATTTGAGTTGGTGTCAATTTACAGGTAAGACAAAAAAATGCACGCAAGGCGAAGGTTCGCACCTCAACAAGGGAGATAAGGCGGATTATTATAGGAATGCACCACGACTGAGGACTCTCGGCTGGGAGCCGACCTGCAAATGCGAAGGGAATGACGGAAGTGGCAAGTGCCTTGTGCTTGACCCCTTCGCTGGTAGCGGAACTACGCTCGCTGTAGCCGCGCAACTCGGACGCGATTATTGCGGCATAGAAATCGCGCGCGAATACGAGGCGATGATAAACAAGCGCCTCGCAAAGCCATTACAGGGGCTAACGGCGCGTGATGTGGCAGCAGCACAGGGGAGTTTATTGAAATGACAAAAGAACAAAGAAAGCGGTTCAAGCGCATAATGCAGGAAATTGGCGACTTTTGTTATGAGAATAACTTAGATGTTGCAGTGTTTTATGACAACCGGGGGAAATTCAATCACTTCAGAATACGCTTTCAAAAAAAGCGGAAGGAGAAAAAGTAATGCCTCAGCAAATAAGTTGGAAAAATTGGCCAAAATCAGAAGCACAAAAGATAGCGGACCGCATAGATGTGATAGAGAAACTATTGCGCAGAAAGCGGCATCCACCTCAAAATTGCGCGGAATTGAAGGCGGAGCGCGAAGCCTTGCAGGCGCAATGGGAGAAAATACTGAAGGCAAACAAGCCGAAGTCAATCGGCACTGAGACCAGAAGTTCTGACTCGCAGACGCAGAGTTGCGATTCGCAGACAAGTGAATGAATTCAGAATCACGCGGGGATGACGGCGAGACCTGCACTTGACTACTTATACTATCACTTTGTGATTTCAGGCTTTGATATTTGGCGAGGATTGCTATGGCAGGCGCGGTAGAAGGGCAAAGGACGTAGAAAGGAACAGAATGCATCAGCCCTCTATATTTTATATCCAGCGCTTTACAACCAGCATAAACACTGCGTTTGCTGGCGGCTGGAAGTCTTATATTACCTATGCTCTACGCCGCTCTACAAGCCTTATATTACACGGGTTACAGAGCGCCGCTCGCAAAGCCTTATATTTCATAGGTTCTTGGGTGACAATTTGTGTCAATCGCCCTGAAGGTGTCGTGACGGATTCTTTCGGGAACGACAATCGTCTGTGTTGCAGAGCCATCAAAGTTCTGAAAGATGACGAAAAGAGGCATAAGTGAGCCAGTTATTAGTTGATACCAGTGAATTAGCGTGCGAGTTGGCAGTTACCCGAAGAACAATTCAGAACTGGTTGTTCACCACAGCGATGGCGATAAACAAAATTCCAAGTTGAGAAATCTTGTCACCTTGTGTAAAAAATGCCACGATGAGATTACCCGAATGCAACGACAGAAAGCGAATTGAGAGGCGCGTCTGGAGGGGCGGGCTGGTATCCCTTTTTTCGCTTTTCAGGTTTGGAGGCTTCACAGGGCATTCTACAGCGAAAGATAAATGAGAATTTCCGAACTCAGAACCACTAAAGCGAGAGCCGCCATCGGCGAGTTCACTTATGAGGCTTGCGCATCCTGCGTTCACGGCGGGAACTTTTTTGAACAGGGTTGCGAGCGCAAAATTATTCTTGCGGATGTAGAGTTAGGCGTTGTATATTGTGAGGCGTTCAAGGAAAAACCGAAACCGTGGCGCTGGCGCAGAAAGAAGAAGTGGAACAGGTTCACGCCGGCGAGTATTGAGCAGGAGGGCTATGAATAAGACAGGCGCAAAGAAATACGCAGTTGAGATGCGCGCGGTTGATAGCATAAAACCCTATGCGCGCAATCCGAGAAAAAATGACCGGGCAGTTGACGCAGTTACGCGCTCCATAAAGGAGTTCGGCTTCAGACAGCCAATAGTGGTAGATGCTGAGGGCGTGATTATCGTAGGGCATACGCGCTGGAAGGCGGCGAAGAAACTCGGCTTGGCTGAAGTGCCGGTGCATATCGCGACTGACTTGACCGAGGCGCAAAAGAAGGCATATCGGATTGCGGACAACAGGATACAGGATATTAGCATCTGGGATGTTGACCTGCTGGTCCCGGAATTATCCGAACTGAAACTGGAGGGCATAAATCTTGAGAACCTCGGATTTCTTCAGGAGGAACTCGCGTCATTGCTCGGCGGAAAAGAGAAGGATGACGAAACCGAAATAGACTTGCGCACGCTCGGAAACGTGAAATGCCCGAAATGCGGATACGAGTGGGAATGGAATGGATAGGATTTCACGGGAAAAGAGGTTGGAGTTGATGTCGCGAATCCGTAAAAGGCAAAAGAGATCAATCGCCGAACTGCGGCAGATGGGAGTAAGATGCGCGGTGATTTAGGAACATCAAGTCCGCTAACGATAATCTCACTCTTCGCCGGTTGCGGCGGTTCCCTGCTCGGATATAGGGAAGCCGGATACAAGGAACTGCTCGCGGTTGACTTTGACAAAAGATGCGGGGAAACTATCAACGCCAATTTTCCGGGCGTGGATTTTTGGGATGCGAATTTGCGGGAAGTCTCGCCGGATGCCCTACTGAAAAGGTGCGGGATAGGGAAGAGCGAATTGTCGGTCTTGGACGGGAGTCCCCCCTGCCAGGGATTCTCTATTTCCGGGAAGAGGCGGGCTTCTGATAAGCGAAACACCCTTATCGGGATTTTCGGGAAGTTTGTCCTTGGGATAATGCCGAAGGTATTCGTTATGGAGAATGTCAAGGGGCTTATTCAGGGGGAAAAAAAGCGTATCCTATGGGATTTTACCAGACTTTTGGAATCTGATTATGAGATGGCAGCGAAAGTCCTGAATGCTAAATGGTATGGAGTGCCGCAAAGCAGACTGAGGGTTTTTTGTGTTGGGATAAGGTGCGATTTAGGTATTAGACCATCCTTTCCGGTAAAATCGGATAAGGTAATAACCGCAAAGGAAGCCATAGGCGGAATAATTGCAGATAATGCTGAAATAGTCTTGCCGCGCGGGCCGGCGGGAAAATTCGCCCCGCAAATCGGATGCGGGGAGGACGGAAGCAAATTGAGGCATTCCCGCTCCTATTTCGGGCTGAAGCGGATTTCACCAAACCGTCCCTGCCCCACCCTGCTCGCATTATGGTCGCCAGGATGTGCACATCTTCTGCACTGGCGGGAGGACAGGTTTTTGATCATTAGGGAAATGAAAGCACTCTGCTCTTTTCCTGATGATTTCATCCTTTGCGGAAACATAGAAGAGCAGGTGAGGCAACTCGGGAATTCCGTAATGCCGAAACAGATGCTTGCTATTGCGAAGCACATAAAGGAAATTTGCAGGTTTGGGATGGACAAGAAGGCGGAGCGGATAAATGGCTAAGATGATAGGTGAAGACCAGCAGGGCAAACTCGCTGAGGCGCTTCGGCTGGCAGGCACGGGCGATATGCGGTTTGTCTGGCTTCACAAACTCGCGGTGAACGCGGGCTATGCACTGACGCACGGGCGTGAGGCAGGCGCTCTCCTTCTCGTAACTCCGAAGGCGCTGGCAGACGGCTTCCGCGTCACGGAGCGCACGGTTAGAAACTGGATTCGCGAGGGAATGCCGGTGCATCAATACTCTATCGGCAACCGCCCGGCGCTCTATGATGTTTTTGACGTGGTGAGATGGCGCGAGAAGCGGTTTGAGGCGACAGGGGAAGAAGACCCACTAATGCGCGGCGGAAGTTCGCCAGCGTTGGAATGCTATCGGGCAGAAAAGGCGATAGAGGCAAAACGGAAAAATCTAATCGCCGAGGGTTTGCTTGTGGATAGCGCGATTGTAAGCGCTCAACTCGCTGAAATAGGACGCGCTTTCAGAACGCGCGCTGAACTTTTGGAGCGAACTCACGGCAAGACAATCGGCGATGTGATTCGGGAGATGGTTGATTTCGCGGTTGAGCAATGGGAAAAATTGGGTTTCAGAAAAAAGAAGGGAAAATGCTGACTGCGGCAAAATGGCGATACGGTAAAAGCGTAACGCGCATATTGTTCTCTGTAATACGCCCACGTCAGGTTCGCACGATGCGGCAGTTCGCGGAGGAAGAAATTATCCTTCCGCCAGGTGGACCCCGGGCAGGCTTGCGCTTCTCCTGTGATTTTATGCCGTGGACGGGGCTTGTGCTGGACGAGTTTGACGCGGGCAAGTATCACTACTTTTGGATTTCGGGTCCGATTCAGGACGGCAAAACGACCCTTGCCCTAATTATCCCGATGATGTATTTCTTGTTTGAAATCGGCGAAAACATAATCTTCGGCGCGCCCAAGATGGAGATAGGGCAGGGAAAGTTTGAGGAAGAAGTTAAGCCGATGATTCTGCGCAGCGCCTATGCAGACCTTCTACCGGAGCGAGGGCGCGGTGTCCGAGGAGGCAGGGCGGAATCAATTCTCTTCAGTAATGGCGCGCGCCTGCGCTTTATGGCGGCGGGCGGCGGGGACGAGCAACGCAGTTCCTTTCCCGCGCGCGTGGTATTTATCACCGAAGCCGACAAGATGGATGAACCGGGGGTGGTTTCCCGTGAGGCTGACCCCGTAACGCAGATAATTGCGCGAACCGCAGCATTCGCAAAAGTTGACCTTGCCTATGTGTTCGCCGAGTGCACGATGTCAAAAATCAGCGGGCGGACGAATCAAGAAATCACAATCAGGGGAACGAATACGCGAGTTGCCGTGCCCTGTCCTCATTGCGGCGAATATGTGATACCAGAGCGCGAGCATTTTCAGGGTTGGCAAGGCGCGAAAAACGTGATAGAGGCGCGCGAGAAGGGCTGCTATGCCTGCCAAAGTTGCGCTCAGGCGTGGACGGAAGAGGAGCGAATCACAGCGCTCAATAAGCCCGTGCTGGTCGCGGAAGGGCAGACCGTTGACAAAGAGGGCAGAGTTCAGGGCGCGCTACCTCAGACGCGCACGTTCGGTTTTCGCTGGAACGCGATGCATAGCGCCTTGAAAAGTCAAGCCTTTATCGCAGAAAAGGAGTTTGAGGCAAATCGTTCCGCGAATCCTAATGCGCAAAAAGAATTACAGCAGTTTACGTGGGCGCTGCCCTACGAAGAAGAGCCTGAGGACTTATCTGGTCTTGATGTTGATATGGTGCAAGGGAAAATATCGCGGCATCCCAAAGGCATCGTGCCGAAGGATGCGAAATTTCTGACGGTTGCGGTTGATACGGGGTTGTCTTTTTTGAACTGGACGGCGTGGGCGTGGACGCAAGATGCGCAGGGATACCTAATAGATTATGGCGAGATTCCGGTACCGCAGACTGACATACGAGCCCGTGACCCGATGGCAATTCTGTTGGCACTTCATAGTTTGAGGAGCGATATTTTTGACCTCGGCTGGCAGAAGGCGGATGGCAGCAAGGCGATGCCTAATATCGTGCTTGTGGATTCGGGATTCAAGAAGGAAATCACCTATGCCTTCACACGTGAGGGCGGTGCGGCATATCTATCGTCAAAGGGACTTGGCAGCAAACGTGACCAAGAGCGCTGGCACGAGCCGCGATTGGCAAAGGGCAGGGTAATGGGACACGGCTGGTTTATCACGCGGCAGCCGGGTGGGGTTCGCCTTCTCTGCGTGAACGCAGACGAATGGAAGCGCGAAGTTCACGAAGGCTTTCGCGTTCTTCTCGGCACGCCTGGAAGTTTATCTCTTTTTCAAGCGGATAAGATTGAGCATCTGCAATTTGCAAAGCAAATAACGGCGGAGCGGCGAATAGAGGAGTATGTGCCGGGCAAGGGCACACAGGTTTATTGGTCGCAGGGTCATCGCGCGAACCACTACCTTGATTGCTCCGCGCTATGCCGGTGTGCCGCCGATATTCTCGGCGTGAGCGCCCTGCCGCGCGAGAGACCGCCTGTGATTCAGAAAAAACAAGCGCCTGAAGGTCAGGTCGCGGTTGTGGGAGAACGGAGAATACGCACTCATTATTAGAAAAGGAAAGGAGCGGCTATGGACTTTGAGAATTTAGGTATTCTAAAATTGCGCGAACTGGCGCGCGGGAAGGTCAAGGGATTTTCAGGTATGAGCAAGGCAGTATTGCTTGAAGCGTTATGCGCACTGCCTCCTCCCGAAGGCGGCGAAGTGAACATCGCAAGCGACCTGCCTGTTGAGACCGCGCAGCCGCAGTTTGTCAGAGCGGAGATAAAGTGCCCGCGCTGTAGTGCAACTGACACAATGGCATATTCCGTCCACGGTAATTGGCAATATCGCCGTTGCCAGCGCGGAACTTGTAGGCATAGTTTTTCAGTTCGGCAGGAATAAGACTTCTCAAAAAGTCATCTCAAAAGTAGCAAATCTGTTAGCCAAAATATCTGTGTTTATTTTGCCCTTTCGTGCCGATTTTTCTTGACGATTTTTGTTCCACGTAGTATATTTATGATAGATTGAGGGCAGGAAAAATGAATACTCAAAAGAACTTTCAGAGCCTCGGACGAGCAAGAACCTTCCAAGTTCCCGCTCTCAATCTGTCCGGGGCTCTGATTCTTTTGAAGGGAGGCGTATAATGGCAGGCTACGATGGCTTCAGTAAGAGCAACAACGCGCTGGCGGCGGAACGCGATGGCAAGATGACGGCAGGACGGCTCGCGAAGGCGTGGCACACGACCGCGGCAGTCATCAAGCAAGTATTCAAGACGCGCGAGTATCACCACACTTCAAGTTGGTTCAACTGCACAGATTATTACGACAAGCCTGAATTCGCGGATGCTGCCGAATTCTGCGCGCTGGTGCACAGGGTCCGCGTGCTGACCGTGGAGGCGAAGAGACAGGCGCGAACCTTCATCGCGCGGCGCGTCAAATGGCTTGAGTGGATTGGGACGCGCAGTCATCCGCGCGCGATTGAGGAAATGCGCGAGAATGTGAAAGTGACTATCAAAGGGCAGTTCGCAATTCTGCACGGTTGCGGAATTGCAGGCAAAGACCTTCGCAAAAAGATTACGGGGAGAGAATTTTCAATAGAGGAGCCGCCTGTTGTCCTTGCTGGGACAGCCGCTCAGGTATAGCAAGGCGGCTCTTCTTACTATCAGCCCTGCCTGTCAGGGCTTTTTTATTGTCATATAGCAACTTTTTTCTTCAAAAACTAATTTTTCTCTTGCACTCACCTTTTTGCGGAGTATGTAGAGAGTAGATTTGAAAATTTGAAAAGTCCAGGGGCACCTGGCACAGACCAAAGAGAGAGGCTGTATGACGATTCAGGAAAAATCTTGCAGACAATGCGGTGAAATAAAACCAATAACGGAATTCTATTGGCATAATCAAAGGCAGTACCATCTTGCACAATGCAAAAAATGTATATGTGCTCTTCAAAAAAAACGCTATCACTTGCAGCCTTATTCTTATTCCCGGAAAAATTCTCTTTTACCAAGAACCGATGGCAAGGTTTGCATCATATGTGGTTCTGTGTTGAATACATCCCAAGAGAAATATTGTTCTACAAAATGTTGCGGTGTCGCACAACAGGGTAAAGATAAAAACCATAGACCTGGGAGTAAATCCAGCGGACTTAGTCATCAAGGTGGATACAAAATATTTTATCGCCCTGGGCATCCTAATGCACAAAAGACTGGTTGGATTAGAGAACACGTTTGGATAATGGTGCAACATCTCGGACGACCATTGAAAAGTGACGAAATAGTTCACCACAAAAACGGAATCAAAACTGATAATCGTTTGGAAAATTTGCATCTATGCAGTCCTTTGACGCATCCAAAACCAAGTAAATATGAACCTGAGAATATTGAAGAAAGAATGTTAGTGAAAATCTAATATCTCTGCTGACGGGTAGAGATAACAAAGCCAACAGAGGGCTTAGTCGTGCACGACCGACTGAGCCCTTTTTTGTTGGCGCGAAAGGAGAAAAGCGATGTTGACGGGAATGTTAGGCTTTGTGATGGGACTTGTGATAGGCGCATTGGTCGGCTTTATATGCGGCTACTGGGTCAAAGGTATCCAGAAGAAATAAGAGGGCGCGATGGCGCTTACTACGCTGGCTGAAGCGTTGACACAGTTCAACGAAAACATTCTCTGGATGGGTTCACAATCAAAGGCGCAATTATTCTATGAGGCGGCGGTCTGGCTGGATGTGAACCGTCCGGCGCGCACTTCAGATGGCGGCGCATCGGTAGATTACGATGGCTTGAAGCCGCACATCGACAAAGTAGAGGCGTATCTGAAGGCGGTAAATCCTAATCGCGCATCCTTTACGCGCGGAGTAGGAGTGATTGATTGATTGAGCAAGACACATTTCCGAAGATACGAACACAATATGGCTTTCATAGCGCGCGCGTTGCTCGTAAAGAAGGACGTTCTGGCATTCCCGCCGCTGGGTCAAGACACGAACAATACGACCGCGAAAATCTCATAAGCCAATCCCGAATGTATATGAGAGATAATGGCATTTACAAGGGTATGCTGAATCGCGCAGTCGCATATATTGTCGGCTCAGGCTTTACTCTTCAAGCGCGCACGGCGGACCCGGACTGGAATACGAAGGCGGAGGCACTCTGGCGCGAATACTGGAAGGCGCCGGAAATTCGCGGAATTCTTTCAGGGCTTCAGGTTGAGCGGATGCTATGCCGCGAACTATTTGTTGCAGGTGATACTGGAATTCTAAAAATACAAAATGGAAGTCTTCAACTAATAGAGGCAGAACAAATAACAGACTCAAAAAATCTTTCAGGAATCAATTTGAACACGACAGGTGCGATACAAAATTTTTCGCTTTGCTCTTATAGCAAGTCTGGTTATGTTCAAAAGTCAGCCGCAAAAACATACAGTCCCGTTGATTTTCTTTTTATCGCTGACCCTGACCGTCCTTCCAGCACGCGTTCCGTTCCGCCCTGTCAAGCATCATTTCCGATGATAGAGAGAATAAGCGATGTTTGCGATTCCGAGGCGATAGCGTGGCAGATACTTTCGCGGTTCGCAGTCGCAATAGAACAAGCAGAAGCGGCAGAACAGGCATTTGCCACCAGTAAAGCAGAGCCAGACAAATCTGCCGCTGAAGGTGATTTTACCACGCGGATGCATCAACTTGAATATGCGTTGATTTTTCACGGCAAGCCGGGTGAAAAAGTGTCTGGCATAGAACGCAATATTCCCGGACAGAATTTTACTGAGGCATTACGAATGTTTCTGCGACTGATAGGGCTGCCTATTGGCTTACCATTGGAGTTGATACTTCTGGACTGGACGCAGAGCAATTACTCGCAGAGCCGCGCGGTCATACAGCAAGCCTACCATCAAGCATTCGTCTTTTGGCAGGAACTTCTTGACGCCGCCGCTATGAGCAAAATTTATCTTTGGAAACTCGGACAATGGGTCGCCAACGGAGAACTTGCCAAGCGCGATGATATGGAAAAGTATGAGTGGATAAAGCCTGTTCCTCCGTGGATTGACCCAGAAAAAGAAACTCAGGCGGAAGGATTGAAAATTGACCGCGGCTTTACTACGCACGCGGCAGTTTTGAAATCGCAGAATCAGGACAGAGACGAGGTTGTTGCGGCACGCGACCGCGAGGTGCGAGATGCGATTGCTCACGCGCAAAAGATAAAGGCGGATACGGGTGAACACGTTGACTGGCAAATATTCGCAGGAATGAGGTCGCCTGCTCAATCCGAAATAGGAAGACCTGTGGGAATTCCTGCACTTTCCAAAGATGAACAAAAAAAACCTGAAAAAGAAACGGAAGAATAATGCCACAGCACGTAAATAGAGGTTTATTTGTGAAAGGCATAAGTTTTGAGCCCGCAAAAAAGAGCGAGGCGAGCGAATCCGCGGAAGGCTTTGTTCTCGCAGGCGACCTTTACGCAGTGCTCTTGGGCGAACTGAAGGGGCGCATCTGGGCAATGGAGGAGAAGGCGCTTCAGGCGTTCTTCGGTGAACTGCGCGAATTCAGCGGCTCGCAGGCGCAAATCTGCACGATAAATGTGCAGGCGGCGCAGATGAAGGCGCCGAAGCGTGAAAGCAAGATGCGGATTGATGGCGGCATTGCCACGATTCCGATAAGCGGCTTGCTACTGAAAAACATCCCGTGGATTTTATCACTCTTCGGAATAGACGCAACTTCCTATATAGATATTCACGCAGATGTTGCGAACGCGCTCGCAGATAATTCGGTGAAGCGAATAATTCTGAAGATAGACTCTCCGGGCGGTGAGGTTGCAGGCGTGCAGGAGGCGGCGGATGCGATTTTTGAGGCGCGTGCAAAAAAGCCGGTGGACACATTTATTGATGACCTCGGCTGCTCGGGCGCATATTGGCTCGGCTCGCAAGCGAACACAATAAGCGCTAACACAAACGCGGAAGTCGGCTCAATCGGTGTTTATGGAGTTCTCACAGATTATTCAAAGGCGGCAGAGAACGCAGGCATCAAGATTCACGTGATACGCAGTGGTGAACACAAAGGAGTTGGAGTTACAGGTGCGGAAATTACAGAAGAGCAGATAGCCGCGATTCAGCAATTGATGGATGACATCGGACAGAATTTCGTTGCCGCGGTCGCGCGCGGAAGGAATCAGCCGATAAGTAAAGTTGCGCAACTTGCGACTGGACAAGTTTGGCTTGCTGAACGGGCGAAAGGCTTAGGGCTAATAGATGGAATTGAATCTTGGGAAACTTTTTTGACAGGGAGGGTGAAAACGATGGCAGACGAAAGAACCTCTATTGATGCTGAAGTGCTCAATGAGGAGGCAATCAGAGCGGAAGCGGCAGAGGAAGCGGTGGCTAAAGGAAAAACACGGCTTGCTGAACTCAAGGCGGCATTTTCCGATGACCTCGCATTTGCGGTGGAGCAGTTTGAGAAGGACGCGAGCCTCACCGATGCGAAGGCGGCATATGCAGAAGTGCTGAAGGTGAAACTCGCCGCTGAAAAAAAGGCAAACGCTGAAATGGTCAAGGGCGCTGAGGGGAAAATGCGCTTTGACGAAAAGACTGGAATGTGGATTCCGATAATTACGGCATCGGGCGCGCAAGCGGTGGAATTCCACGAGGCGGCGCAGGGCGAAGGGGATTTCCTGACTCTCGCGCAGGCGAAAGCGAAAGAGGAAAAGACAACAGTGACGGCAGCGATGCGCACGCTGGCAAAAGAGAGACCTGACTTGCACGTATCTTTTGTGCAGGCGCAAAAGAGAAATAGAAAATAGCCGCGTGACTTTCACGGCATAGTATTCTCAGAAAAAGAACAGGGGAATTTTTCAGGAGGGAAAGAAGATGGCAGACGTGGTTGAAGGAAACGTGAAAACCTATACTGCGGGCGGAGCAATCGCTATTTACCGCCGCGTGAAGGTGCAGAGCGACAAGACGGTGGTGCACTCTGGCGCTGCTGAGGTGTGGATAGGCACGGCGCTCAATCCGGCGACAACTGGAGAGCAGGTTGCAGTGAAACTTCTTACCGCAGCGGGAACGCACAAGATGGTGGCGACCACAGCCTTCGCCTGCGGCGCAGACCTTTACGGAACTGCGGACGGAATGGTGGATGATGTCGGCACGGGCGATGTTGTAGGCACAGCCCAGGAGGCGGCAACAGCGCTGAATGACATCGTGGAAGTGCTGGCATTCAGGCGCGCGGCTGCGAGTATTGACCAGTTATCGCTGGCAGTTGACGCGGTCGGTAGCGGAGTCGGCGTCGGAATTCCGTTTACCATTACATTCAGACCGACAGCGGCAGGAACTCTCACATACACAGTCCCGGCAGGCAAAAAGTTGCGCATATTGAGCATCTTGCCCTGCTACAAGGCGGGCGGAAACGGCGCGCACGCGGACGATGAAGTGCAACTGAAAAATGCCGCAAATGCGCTAACTGACAAAAAGGAACTCGGCGCAATCAACGACACGGTGATTTTCAACTTCACGACAATAGACGACGCATATACCGATATAGCCGCGGCAGGGACGCTGAATTGCGTGACCAATGAGAACGCGGGTAACGGCTGCGATTGCGTGATTCCGGTGGTTTGCTGCTGGACAACGCCGTAACGGTAAATTGATGGGGCGGGTTCGCCCGCCCTTTTGAAAAACAGAAACTTTTTTCAGGAGGGAAAGTAGATGGCAATAAGACAGGACGTTTATGCGGTGCCGCGAGCCGACCTCGGAACGGCAATCCGTGAATACGACATCGCGGCGCAGGCTTTTATCGCACGCGATGCGTTGCCGATTTTGGCTATGCAGCGACAAGCGGCAACTTTGACGGTTCACAAACGCGAGAGCATTCTTCAAGTGGTAGATGCTGCGCACAAAGATGGCTCTGCCTATAATCGCGCCGGCATTGAAACGGAAGACCTCGCCTATGCCTGTAAGGAATATGGCGAAGAGGAACCATTGACTGACGTTCAGCGTAAACTTCGCGCAAGTGATTTTGACGCAGAACTGGAAATCACCGAAGTCGCGATGCACAGGATGTTGATGGTGCAGGAACTTCGGACTTCGGCGCTTTTGTTCAATACGACCACGTGGAATGGCGTTACGCTTTATACAGATAACAAGGCAGCCCCGTGGTCAACGGCGGCATCCTCAGCCATCGGACAGGTGCTTGCGGCAAAAGCGATAATCAGGGCAAACATTGGTGCGGAACCGAACGCTCTGATAATTGGCGCGGCGGCTATGGATAATCTGCTCAAGAACACGGAAATCCTTGCGCGCTTTGTCGGAGCCGGCGTTATTACTGAGGCAATACTCCGCGCGAATATGGCTGCGCTTTTCGGGCTGCAATATTTGCTTGTTGGCAAGAAGAGTTACAATACGGCAAAAGAAGGGCAGGCTTTTATCAGCGGGCAAATTTGGGATTACAAATATGCGATGCTCGCAAAAATAGCCGAGGGCAATACTGTGGCGAATTCAGGACTTGGTAGAACAATTCTTTGGGCAGAAGATAGCCCAGAAAATGAGATGGTGGAACAATACCGAGATGAATTTGTCAGAGCAGATATTTTTCGTGTCAGACAGTTCGTGCAGGAAAAAGTCTTTGACGCATATTTCGCGCACCTGATGCGGATAGAGACATAGACTGGCAACTACGCTTATAGCGTGTGGACGTCATAAGTGGGAGGGGATGCGTAAAAACATCCCCTCTTGAAAAGTTCTCTGGAGAATGCGCGATGTCTCTGTTCGGCGAAATGCTGTCAGGCGCGGCTCTGGATGACCTGATTCGCGTGCACGGTAGCACGGTCACAGTTCAGCGGGTCACGGAAACGCCTGACGAATATGGCAGTCAAACCGAAGTCTGGGCTAATCTCATAGCGAGCCTTTCCTGTCTTTTTCACGCGTTTTCTGGACGTGAAATCGAAAGATTCAGGAAATTGGAGGTGGATGCCTCTTATGGGCTGACCTGTAAACCTCAAGCAGAACTTGTCACAGAAAAAGACCGCGTGATAAAGGAAACTACGGCAGATGACCCGGGCGCAGAAGAGATTGACGGAAAGTTCTATCTGATTTTCGACATCGTTTGGGTCCAGCCTATTTCTGGCTCGAAAACTGACTGTTTGAGATTTGCCCTTCGGGAGCGCGTATGAAAATTAAGTGGAGTGCGGAACAGTTTATCGCAAAGGTCGCTGGGCTCACTGAGAATACGCTGGACTCAGTCGCTGAAATGATAAAAGACGATGCGAAAATTTCTATGCTCGAGCCGAAGTCAGGAAAGCCGCCATCTACAAAACATCCCGGGATGAGCACAAGAAGGCAAAGAGTGACAGCGAGCGCGCCCGGGGAAGCGCCCGCGGTTCAAACTGGACGGCTCTACGGCTCGATTGAAATCCTGAAAGATAAACCACAGAGCCGCATAATAGTTGCAACCGATAGAAAGGCGCATCTGCTTGAATTGGGAACGCGAAAAATAGCGCCTCGTCCCTTTCTTCGACCAAGTTTGTGGAAAAATATGGCGCGATTAGCAACGATGCTCAAAGGAAAAATATAGTGTCAATCGGAAATCTCGCAAAGGCGATAAAGGCTAAATGGAATCTTGCCGCGCCGTTACATTTGGGCATTGCGCCGCAGAACACACCATCGCCCTATATCGCTTTCTTTTTTGTCGGCGGCATTCCGCTCGACACTATGAACACGCGAATGGACGATGTTCGCGTGCAGTTCTCTCTCTTCTCGAAAGAACGCAGTAGTGAAGAGGTATGGGGACTTTACACAGCACTTGAAATACTTTTTGATTATTGCAAACTGGAAGTCGAGGACGCGGGCTTTGTGGAGATGCGGCGATTGAGCGTTCCAACTTTGATGCGCGAGCCCGTTGATAACTGGTGGCATCTGCGCGTGGATTACAAGGTGGTTCTCTACAAGGGCGAAGTTCAGGAGGCGGATATGGGAGATTGGCAGGAATCAGTGTTGACGAAAAGTTTGAACACGCCACCTGAAAGTCTGACATCGGGCGATAGATACCTTATAGCGAGCGGCGCAACAGACGCGTGGAGCGGGCACGATAATCAGATAGCCACGTGGAACGGAGTCAAGTGGTTATTCGCAATTCCCAGTAAGGGTATGACAGTGTGGGTTGAAGACGAAGAAATAGATTATGTTTGGAAAGAATAAACTATGTGGAATCCTCGAATTGATTCTGGTAGTCTTACTAAGTATCTTCGTCCGGGTCGGTATCATACGGGTTCTCTTCAAGGTGCTCCCACTACTATGTCTCTTGTAGCAGGTAAAGGTTTTGCAATTCCTTTCGTTAGTCCTGGAAATATAACCGTTACTAAAATGGCAGTCTATCAAACAGTAGTAGGACCCCGTGCCGGATACCCCTTTATAATGGGAATTTATTCCGATGCGTATGGTTATCCCTATCAACTGGTCGGCGGGGGTTTCGTTACCGCCGGTACTCCGGTTCCGGCATTGAAAGAAGCGACGGTAAATATTCCGCTGGAAGCAAATAAATTATACTGGCTTTACCTTCAACAGGTTGAAACTCCAACTGTTTCCGCTATTGTGATAAGCATTTCTTCACTTCCTTTCTCTCTGCTCGGATATTCCACTACTTTAGCCACAGTATATGGTGGATATGTTTATTGGACATATCTCTTTACCGACACAGGAAGCGGTTCTCTTCCTGATACTTTTCCCATAGGAGCAACAGCCGAGTATGCAGGTCCTATTCCCAAGATTGGGGTAAAGTGGAACGTGAATGTTCCTGTAACTATGGATATTTCTCCTGTAAATGCAGGAACTGTAGAATTGGTTCCTGTAGGTGGAATTTATCCTATCGAATCATCGATAACACTTACTGCGATTCCAGAAGAAGGATATATCTTTGACCATTGGGAAGGTGACATCTGGGAAAGTCAGTCAGTAACTAATCCGGTAACTATAAAAGTGCAAAGAAACCAAGCAATTATGGCTTGCTTTGTGGAGGGATAATATGGCTAACAAGATTCTCAATTTTCCAGTGAAAGTGAATGACATTGGCTGCTAATCAGTTGTATGCCATTCCTTTAACGATTAGAAATTTTTCTTGAAAGGAGATAACCGATGGCTGAAGAAGACAAGCATTTTACAGGCGCCTATGGCAGCGTGAAAATAGGCGTAGGAGAGGACGAGGTGCTCGGCGTCACGGACTGGACTGCTGATGCAAAAGTGGAAGTGAAGGATTCCACAGATATGCAGTCCGATAGGCATAAAGAAGTAATTGCCGGCAACAAGGAATGGACGGCGAGTTTCAGTTTCTGGATTCACAAAGACCAAGACCCCTGTGCTTCGGCAGGACTGAATCTGAACGAAGGTGAATATATCGCGCTTGAACTGTTTCTCGATGATGGCATAAGAAGCCTAAGCGCGGATTCGGGAATGATAAGCGGCGTAAAAGTGACCTGCCCGCAGAAAGATGAAACGAAAATTGATGTGACCGTTGAAGGCAACTCTAACCTCGTCAAAACGATAGTGACAGGCGCTGTGCCTCCGCCTGTGGCAAACTTCACAGGAACTCCGAGGACAGGAGAGGCGCCGCTCCCGGTGACATTTACGGATACTTCTGACCCCGCTGGAACTTCTTGGGAATGGGACTTCGAGAACGATGGCGTAGTTGACAGCGTGCTACAAAATCCGACTCATATCTATGCTGAGGCGGGAGATTATGCGGTCAGGCTGAAAGCCAAGAATGCGGGCGGGAGTAGCACGAAAATCAAAGAAGATTACATCACCATTTCTGAACCCGCATAACAGGAGGGCTTATGAGCGATTTGTCTGTGGCAGTCGCATTGCCTATTCAAGTGAAAATAAACGACAGGGTTTATACTTTCACTCCGCTAAAAGTAAGCGACTGGGCATTCCTTGAGGACTGGGCGGAAAAGGATTTGCGCGAAAAAGGAAAGGCGGTTTCCTCCGAAGAAGTTTCACGGCGTATCTTCTCGCTCGCGGCTATTCCGCAAAAGACATATTTGATGCTGCGCCGAAGTCATCTTGAAATCACGCTTGCCGAAGCAGAAAATCTTCTGACTATGGAGGCTTATAACAAAATTTACGCGCAACTGTACGGCGCGGTTGATAGCACGGATATGGAGTTGCTCGCGGCGGCGCGGAAGGCGGCGGCGCTGAAGGCGGAAGGCAAGGATGCGGCTGAGGCAGAAACGGAACTGAAAAGCGCAATCGACAAGGCGGCAGAAGAGGTGCGGCAAAGTAAAGCCCGCCCTACGGAAAATCCCTAACGTGGCGGTCGAGATTCCTTCTGCTTTCGCGTATCTATGGCTGGACACCACAGCAAATTTCGGAACTGACAAGAGAGCAAGTGATAATGTATTTGCAAGGCTTCAGGGTTGAGAAAGATGACCCCGCTGTTGAATACGAAAAAACAGACCCGGGCGAACAAGAAAGGCTCGCAGAATTTTACAGGGCGCGGGCGAAAGTGCGAAAAACGCGTGGTCTAAAAGATTTATGGTAGGTAAGAAATGGCTGAATCGGTCGGCAGCGCATTTGTAGAAATCAGCGCGAGCAATGCGAAACTTCAATCTGACCTTGAAGAGAGCAAGGCGATAGTGATAAGAGAACTATCGAAGGCGGAACACGCCGCAGATATGGGTGATACGGTTCGCTCCTCTATCGGCGGAATAAAATTGCTGCGAGAAGAACAGACGCGCACGGCAAATTCTATGACGGAGATGGGAAGCATCGGCAGGCGCGAATTGATACTGCTATCTTCGCAATTTGGGTCGACAGGGGTCGCGGCACAGAGGCTATTTATGCTGATGCAATACCATAGTGCTCTTGCTGCAACTGCAATGCGCGCGCTCATGACTGCTATTGTTCCAATCGGAATTGCCTTTGGCATTTTTGAAATAATCAAAGGAATAGACCAGTGGATAAGCGGCGTGAAAAAGGTGTTCAAAGAAGAAGACGCTTGTAAACTAAAGTCCGAAGAAATACTTGGCATAATGGGAACACGCGAAAAAGCCGCTGAGCATCTCGTGCGTCTGACAGGCGGAGAAATCACAGACGAAAAAGAGATCTATAAATATACGAATATGATTCGAGATAAAACGGATGAATATGTAGATAAACTCGTTCTGCGCGAAAGACTGGAGAGCGCGTTTCCCGAATTACAAAGAGAAGAACTGAACAAAATGGTCGAAAGAAAAGCATTAGAAGAGGCGATTTTGAATGTGAACAAAGATGTTACTGCGGAATTGGCAAAACAAAAGGAATTGCAGGATAAACTTGCCGCTGCTCAAAAAGAGTTCAAAGCCGCAATGGCAGGCGTCGGCGTTCGAATCTATGAGTTGGACAGAACGGATTATGAGAAGCGAAAAAGAGCGGCAGACCTCTACTGGACGGATGTGATAGACAAAGCGAAAGCGGCAGAGGCGGAACAAACCAGGATTGAGGAACTTCGCGCCTATCGAGACCGCGAATTGGCAAAAATAGATTTGGACGAAACGAAGAGGATCGCGAAAGAAAGCAGGCGCATCGAAATAGAAACAGCAAGGCAGGAACTTAGTGATATGGAAGAACTGAAAAAGGCACAAATGGATGAACTGACCACCTATCTTAACGACTCCCAGAAGAGAGAACAAGGGGCTCTCGATGATAAAATGCACGGGCTCGAAGAGGAGATGCGAGGTGTTCGCGAAAAGCATAATGCTAAAATGAGATTGCTGGAAGAGGAAGAAAGAAAGCGAAAGAAAATACAGGTTGAAATACTGGGTGGACCCAAAGAATTGTGGGGGGTAGCGACAAAAACGGGAATAAGTACGAGAGACCTCGAAGAGAAGCGCTATTCTCTTGAAAAAAAACTGGGTGAGGATATTTGTGCACTAACTAAGGAAATTGAGAAAGCCAGAGAACAAGAGCGGCAGTTACATAAAATAGAATTTTAAAGGACAAATATGTCGACTTCTTGGCATGAACACGACACCAGCGGAGCAGTATCGATAACCTCAGATGGAATAATTATCCATAGGCGTGGGAGAATAAATTTTGACGTTGTGCTGGCAACTGTGCTTGCTGACCTGGCTGAGGCCAATATTGCTTACGGCTCGGCACATCCTGACAATGCCTATCTTTTTTGTCGAAATATCGAATTGGCCCCTGAAGGTCAAGTTCGCGGGCGCGCCGGCCAGACGAAAGGAAAAGAATATTACTGGGTTGATGCCGAATATGCCACCGGTTCATTTTCTCAGCAACAGAAAGAAAATCATCTTGAGGAATCTGTAGAATTCTCGCTAAAAGAAATCTATATGGAGGGTGGCAAATGGGAGGGTTATGATTGGGTCGTAGGAAGAGATGACCCAGGTTGTGTAAAACGAATTCCTATGATTGACTGGGTTATTCAGATTACCCAGTCGGATTTTGTGGCATATAATACTTTACTCCTCGGAGTGATAGGAAAGGTAAATGATGATACATGGAAAGGCGGAGCAGCAAAGACCTGGCTTTGCATGCCTCCGAGTGCCAGAAAAATTACCTGTACGGATGGAACCGTCAAGTGGATTTACACACTTAGATTCTCATATCTCGGACCCGGCGGTGCGAATGCTTGCAGTTGGGTTGAACCTTGGTGCGCTAAAATTATGAAGTTTGTAAAAATGCTCTTCAAGAACAAAATTACTGGACTTTATACAGACGAACTTTACGAAGCCGCGGAATTTGATGCTGCTGGCTTAGGATGGGGTTCGTGAAACTATCTGACCAAGAAATTAGACTTGTTCGAGAAATATTGTCTCATCAAAAGAAGATAACAGGCGGTCCCTGGAGTCTCACTACCGATATTCCGGCAGGTATTGCAATTCATCCAGTTCCGAGAATTCTTACTCTCGATGATGTCTACAAATATGATATGTGTTACAACTCGAGCACAATAGTTAGAAGAATGTGTGATTTCAAAGAAGGCGAACTTGAAGACTGTCTCAGGGTTCGCGCTGTCATGACCGCTCTTGCAACTGGCGATGGCGCGAAGAGTCATCCCAAGCATCAGTTGATGTTCTATCTCAACCGCCTCGGTGAAATAAAAGGCGGATATGTCACAGACGCAGCACCAGCAGGACTGGACCAAGTTCTGCCATATTCGACTATCATAGCCTCTCCCCCTCGCTCGATAGGACAGTTGGGCGATGTTCTGACTTTACCTCCGGATGATGATGCTCTTGGACAAACAGATGACCTTGACATACTTCGTCTTTTGAATATCAACTGGTTCGCGCACTTCCATATGACTCCCGCACTTGATGGTGCTCTTCATCTTGTTCCTGATGCTCCTCCTACAGAGCCAATTCACGAGGGTCAGCAATATATTCATCTCAAGGGGGACCTGAGAAATGACCCTCCTTATAATGCACAGACAAATCCGACAGGACATACAGGACCTATATCTCCTATAGGAATGGAATCAGGTAGATGGCGTCCCTGTCTCTGGGTACCGAAAGGTATTCTTTTCGGTCCTCTGGGTGAACGACCGATTGCCACTTCCGTGATTACTTATACAGTTTGGGTTGATACCGACACGGGCAATGTGGCATACAGTAATGGTGCAATTTGGATAGAACTGCCGTGGACAGGTGGCGGTGGCGGCACTTACACTTCTGACATCGGCAAGATTCTCTGGTTTGAGCAGCCGCTTTACAACTTTCCCACAATCCGCGCGGCTTCAGGAACAAACAAAATGACCGCCGTTTTTCCAACAGGGGTTCATACGGGACTGCGTGGTGAAATACCGTATAAGCAACCGACTCCGACAACTCCGATGAATCTCAACATATATTATTCCGTTCCATACCACGCAGGCGGTGCAAAAACTGTCCGATTTGTCATAAAATGGCGTGTGATAAACACAGGCGACCTTACGAGTTCTCCACAATATGGTGGCGCGTGGGATTGCACCGTAAATCCTTTGGTTACTGATACCGAGGCTTGCAGATATTTATGGACAGGTTGGGGGTTCACGGCTTCGTTGCTCGCGGATAAGAATTTGTTAGTGATAGACGAATTCTATCGCGATGGCGATGCGGCTGCGGATACTTGGGATTATGATGTTTTGATTTGGGGTTGGCATCCTACTTGGAATGATGCTTATGCGCCCGAAACTCCCGATGCGTTGAATATAGTAATACCGCCTTCTCAACTGCATCTCAAAACAACTTATGCAGGGCGTCCAGACCCTGATAC